AGACTGCGTTTCTCGAACTCCAATGTCATGCTTGCATTTATATTTTTTCCAAGTTTCTTTTGCATAAATAAAAGCAACAACAATAAAAATCACAACAAACGCAACCAACCCAAATATGTCACTAAAGGTAACGACAAACACAGGTGTCATGCTTCACCTCTTGCTCGGATTGCTTCAGCGCAGTTTCCGGCAGCTACACCAGCAGAAGACCCATCGCGTTTGGTTGCGTGCCAAAACTCTGCATCACAAAGCTTTGCACACGCCTTGCGTTCTTTAGCTGCTGTCCGTTCCTCTACCAGTTTGGCAAAGGCTATAAGATGGTTGATATGAACATCCATATCTGTTTTATAAGTATTAGAAAACCACATCTCACCGTCTTGTTCTAAGCCAGCCTGTCTAGCAATCTCAATTATTTCATCTCGTGTCATGCTTTCTCTCCTCTTGCTCGGATTGCCGCAGCAGCTTCGCTTCCTGTTTTTTCTCTGCGAGCAGGAATGTAGTGCGCTACCAAACAACCGCTAATTCCATCAGGACATGAAATTGGCATTGAATATGTTTGTTTTTCTTCACACACCTTTGCACACGCCTCACGCTCTTGATTCATTGCCCAACGAATAGCATCACGGGTGCTTGCGTGGCCTTGGATAGCCATCTCAATAATTTCATCTTGTGTCATACATCCTCCTTGACTTGATAGTCTTTAAACACAGTTCCTTTGCTTGCATCGCCGCGCCAACAATCCTTGACCCAACCACGCTTGCCTGATTTGTAGGTTCGCCAATGGCCTCTGGCTTGATGCCTGCGTGGGCTTGCGTGTGTGCCACCTTGATGCTCTGACTTTGGTTTTGATGGCTCAATAACCACCGTATGCCAGTCATACAGAGGCTTTAAACCACGTTTGGCTCGGCTTGCGTTGGCCTTGTGGGGGGTAGGCACATAAGACTCAACTTTGCTGTCCAATGATGCGTAAAACATTGTCACAATTGCACACATCATTGATCTATCTTTAGGGTCAATAGGGGTGTCAACATCCCCAACTTTTGGCTCTCCATCAACTTCAGAAAACAAAAAAGAACCCAAAGTTTTGTAACCTGTTGGCTTCATAATCCAACCCGTTACGATGGTTGCCGCTGATTCTGCCAACACCGATAGCATGAAGTCGCCTTGCTCAGTCTTTCCGCAAAGCATCATGTTTTTGTATGGGGCCGGATGAAGTAAATATTTGCGCTGGTCATAACCAATGTATTCCTTGATTGCGCCTGTAACGTCAAACCATTGCATTTGAGTTGGGTCAAGATTGGCAACAGAAACCATCTTGATCATTTCTCTTACAAGTGGTGTCATACATCCTCCAATGCTTCTTTGATGGCGGTGATGGCTTTCCAAGACTTCTCTCCGTTGTAAACGTATGCGTGAATTTCCAACGCCTCAAGCACCTGCTGCAGCTTGGCACGATCAATCGTTACTTTGCTGCCATCTGTCACGCCTGTTGCTACCTTGCGCTGCTGTGCTTTCTCCAGCTCGTCAAATGCTTCGTCTTCGTAGTCTTTCATAGCGGTGCATCCTCTTCGTTATTTGGGTTGAATTTCGGAATGTTGTTGCCCTTGTCTAAAGGGTTTGGATAGGGTGGGAAAGGCCAATTCATTTCTATTCCTTACAAATACTTGTCTACCAATGCTTGAACACCCTTCTGGATGTCCCCGTTACCCATCTCTTTGAGAGAGAGTTCTTGTATTGTGTTGAGCTTTAGTCCAATTGTCAAGCCCTCTAATGATCTTTTTGTTGGTGGTCTACCAGCTCCCAATCTGTAGCCTCCCCAGGTCCTTCCATCGTTCTTTATTTCCTTATGCTTTCGGATAGCTTCTTTTTCTTTTTCTTCCAGCTTATCCCAGTCAATGAAGTGACTCATGGCAGTTTCTCCATCACGATGACATCAACCCCCGCTGTGGTCGAGTACTTCTTGCTGATGCTGGCAAACACAATTTGACTGTCATCAAGGTAAATCACCCCGTTCATTGCATCTGCTACGCTTTTTGCCACGTTGTCCCAGTCTGGCTTCTTGGTGGGCCACTCAGAACAGCTTAAACAGGCTTCTACGCGCTTTTTTGGGTATGACTTAGGCACAGGTAGCCTGATGTGGCAATAGAACGCTACAGGCGTTTCTAGTGGCTCGGTAGAACCCATCGCTTTTTGCGCTGCTTCTTTGACCAAAGCTTCGTAGGTCTTAGTTTTTGCATCGGTGTAAGTGCTGACAAAGTTGCCTATCCTGCGAAACCTGGGCCTGCCCTTACCGTGTGGGATACCGTCAACAGAAAACGTCACAACTAAGGTCATGCTGTCTCCAATGCTTTAATCTTCTTTGCTCTACCAAGTCGGATGAATTCAGTCATCACATCCAATGCTTTTTCCATCTGAGCAACAGTGCATTCCTCGAGCTGTCGGTCATGTAATTCCATCATCTGTTTGACAATAGACATCTCTGGTCCGGTGAAGATGAACTTCTTGCCCGATACACCTCTCTGAGCAAGTTTGTAGATCGCAGACTGAGCTTCCATGATCTCAGGTATCCAGTCCTCACCAATGCCCATGTAGGCCAAGGTTTCGCACATGTTCATTGCAGCAATCAATACGTCAACATGCTCATGTGTTCCTCTACCGTGCAAGACCTCTTCCAGTGCTGAGTGATTGCGGGTCAACAGCGATACACCAGCAATAGGCAGTGTTGCTACCTTTCTGAATCCTGACATGATGTAGGACAGGTTGTCATGGTTGATCGGCTTTGGTTTGTACTTGCTTCGTTTTCTCATTGATCTTCTCCTTGATTTCCATTGCTATTCCTGTCCAAAGTCCTGACTCGCACTTCTCCAGTTGCAAAGCACGATGCCTGGCCTGTTCTAAGGTAGCGGGATTCAGGGCCATATTGGCATAGTGGTTGATCAACCTTTGGCGCAATACTGAGTACATCTAAATCACCTGTAGTGAACAATGCTTCGTTGATCTGTGATGTGCTGGCAGGCATACCCAACTTGATTTGGTTTAACAGGGCGTGAGCTTGATACTTTGTCATTTGATTTCCTTTTCTGCACAGTTCTCCAAGGGTGGATAGAGGTGATCTCTTCCTTCCCTCTCCAAGCTTTTAAATGTTATTAAACAAAAAAAGCCCCAAGTTCGCATGACGGATTACTTCGCTTATACGATTGGCCTTGCTCCACCGATGTACCAATCGCTTTACCAGTCGCGCAATCAACGCTGGTCGCCTTTTGCACCGGGGTGTATCGGTGTGCGGTGATTTTCGGGTTCAGTCCATGCAGACCATCAGCTAACGCGCCCTGACGGTTGATGTAACAGAAACAAAAAAGCCCCTTACTACTGCACCGGTAACGGTTCCTCTTTTTTAAGGAGGACGGCGCATGAGTAAGAGGCTTCATCTTTGTTGACCGTTACGACAACGGATTGAATTCTATACGTCAATGTAGATGTTGGTCAACTTGTATTGACTTTTTTAACGCCTGTAGACGTTCTGCAACACTCTGAGGCATTGGTATTGCCAGTTTTCTGTCAGCTTCGATCTTTGCTATAGCAGGATCTTTGAACGTCACATTCACGTTAAGTGTCATCTCAGGCACTTCAGCACCATCCCAACGCATCTGGTTGATGTAGACCAATGGCGCAGGAATGAATGACCCATCAGCCTTCTTCCATGCGTCTGTAGTCTTCATCCACTCTACATGTTTGATGATCTGATCAGCCTGGGTGTCAAGCTTGAGCTTGTTCCACTTTGCCAGACAAGTTGACTTACCACCCTTGCGTTCACTGCGAGGCCATGATTTCCAAAAGTCTTCAAAACTCATGTCAGCTCCTTAATTGAACCAAAGGTAAAACCCGTGCAGTATCCCAATGGGAAAGAAGATAGCACCTGCTACCAGAAAGCCCCACAAGCTTTGACCAAAGCAGGTAAAGATGTGGGTTAGCCAAGCAAAGAAACAAGCCCATAACAAGAGGTGTCCCATGTCATTCTCCTGTGATGATCTGAGGTTTCTCCAGATCTTTCAGCATATCTAAAAACATCAAGCTCACCTGATGAGCCTGTGAACCACCCTCGTCTGGTTCAGCCAATACTTGTACGTTAAGAGTGCCGTCTGGTTTGTCGGTCACCGTGATGGTTACTGTACTCATTTCATTTCTCCCCATTGATCTGCCATTGCTTTTGCTATTTCTTTGTAAGTTTCACTTCTTATCTTCCACCTGTCATCACTTGGACCTAATTTGTTTTGACCACTAGAAGTTTGATTAGCCCATATCATTTTTGGTGTTGGATTTTTACGTGTGCCAAACATTACTCCATCAACAACTTTTATGGTTACTTCATCTTCATGTGGACCAATGCAATCGCAATCTCCGTAATGATCGTTATGTTCAATGCAATAAGGCTCTCCACAGTTATCGCACTCAACCATGTCAAATGCATATTTGACAAGGCTCCAATCTTTCGGTGCAACTATCTTTTTTTGATCAATCTTTAAAGGCTGCAAATTTTTTAACCATAGACAAGTTTTCTTACTTGCATCATGTCCAAACCACCAAGGTTGAACAATTTGATCTGGTTTACGAATTCGGCTGGAAATAACACTTATTGGATTCTCTAATGCAATTTTTTCTATTGGCGCATCCATAAGTAACCTAACAAACGCTAAAGCATCTTCAGTTAACTTTGGATCTCGCAGTCCCCTTGTTGTCCAATGCATGCCTGATACAGACAAGTATGTGCAAGGAGGGTGTGCAATCATCAAATCCCATCCTTGGTCAAGAATTTCAGTTACATCACCTTGATAGTGTGGACCTGGAGAGTCAGTAGGCAACAAATCACAGCTCAATGCATCATGACCATTAGCTAAAAATGCATCTCTAACTCGTCCAGAATATTCACAGGCAACCAAAACTTTCATTTTTGAATCCATTCATGTGATTCGATCATTTCACTTGTAACAACGTAAGTTGGATTGATTCGCATACCAACAAGCGCCTCAACAGTTACACGACCTTTTTCTTCATCATCTAAGGATATAAAAATTGTTTTTTCATCATCTTTGTATTCTTTTTTCAATACAACAATGCTTCTTTTTTTTACATTCATTTCATTTCCTTTCGATCCAATTCTTCTATTGCTCTACGGCAGTACACCGCAGCATCTAACAGCTCTTCGTACTGGTGTTGCAACCAAGCACGTAAGGTCAAGGGGTTGTCAGCAACAGTCAGACCGTATTTGATTAACCCCATCTGTTGACGATAAACAATGTCCTCGCAGACACGCTTTTCTGTACCGCTGATCATTCTTTGACCCACAGACCATCTTTGTTAAGACTGCCACGCCTGTCCTTGATCTCGTTGTAAGCGCCCTCAAAGCACGTTACAAGGTCCAAATCAGCACAGGCGCAACCCATCACCAACGTGACCAAGATGTCTCCATAGGCGTCAGCCATCTCAGCAAGGTCACCAGCCTTGATAGCCGCCAACAGCTCGTCCAGCTCTTCTATAGTTTTCTTTGCTTGAGCAGCAGGTGTGGAGTGCTGAACAATGCCACGAGCTTCACCCCACTGCAAAACTTTCATTTCTATATCAGCGTAAGACATCAGACATCCTTTGCTAAACGATAACTCAGAGCTACACCCCAAGAGAAAGCGAATATGACGCACATACCCCTAGAGGCGATTAACCAGTCACCAGGATAGAAAGACCAGTTCATGAATGCCCACGTAAGGTAAGCAATCACCCAACAGATAGGAAATCCAAGCAGGTACTTCATGGATGCTTCTCCTCAAACCACTCAGGCATCTTCTCCTTGAGCTGATACAGACGCAAAGGCGGGATCTTCCCTGTCTTCTTCCACTTGTACAGACTGGTAGGCTTTGCTCCAAGGATCTGGGCCACCTTGTACAAAGTTGTTTTTTGCAATAGTTCATCAAGAGTCATTACGTTTCCTTTCATTGACATGCAGATAGTAACCGATGCGATATTACTGCATGATTGATTCTGCCTATCGACAATAGATGTGCTATTAAAAAATAGTTGTTGTGTTGTCCCAAAAGAGATGTACATTACTCCTACCGACAACAAATTGAAAGGTAATGCAATGACCAAACTGACCAAATGCCCTAAGTGTGGCGCTGATGACTACAGCACATACAACGTCAAGCCCGGCGAAGGCGATCCATCAAAGACCTACAGCATCTGCAACACCTGTCAGACAGAGTTTGATGGTGCTGTTGATGTTGATCCTTGCCCAGACTGTGGCTCACATGAGATTGACTGGGTGCATACCCAATCCAACGGACATGATGTGTCTTACATGATGTGCTTGAACTGCGACACACAATTTGGGGGTGACCTGTGAAACTATCAGACTTGATCATGGCCCGTGATGCACTTGTGCAATCTAAAGATCTTCTACGTGAAATAGCTTTTAACCACATTGGAATCAAAGGCGGTTTGTACGACAAGCTTCAACCAGACATTAACAAACTGTATTTACCTATTGCTCGTCTGAACTCAATTATTTCTTATGAGACAGAACGCATTGAGCTGGAGGTGGAATGACCTACTTAGAAGCTTGGCAAGAAGGACATGCGGCAGGCATCGCTTGCTTGATTAAAGTAATCAATGAATCATGTGGCACTGACTTTGAGACTTCAGTCGATGTGATTCTTTACATGAAACAAAAGCACAGCCCAATGGTCAAAGAAGAAGGTTTGACACAAAGAGACAAAGAAAACAATCAAGACCTTGCTAGACGTATTGCTCAACAAAACTGGTTATGGAGTGACTTATGAATTTTCCTTTCTCAACAACTGTAGACCTGCCAAACTGGGGTGAGTGTGAAGTTAATTATGATGTGATTGAAGGCGACCCAGACTGGGGACTAGAAGAATCCTATGAATGGGAAGTAATCTATGGTGGCGACTTCGAAGATGTTGGCTTTATTGAAGGCACAGAAATCACCACAATGATGAGCGAATCAGAAGAACAATTGATCATTAAAGCAATTGAAAACGATTTGAGGGACGCAGGAAATGACATCTAATCCAACCACCAGGTGCTACCCACGCACACTACGTGAGGCATTCCCTCATGAACATAGACACGCAATTGAGCATTACAAACGCCCGGCTAATGAAAATAAAGTTGTTTACATTTTGTTGGGCGTTGCGATAATGAGTTATTGCATAGGAAAAATGATATGAATTGGGTAGAAGATCAGGTAGCTTGGAACATGAAAACAGGATGCTATACAAAGCATTTGAACTACGAAGGCGTCAAGTTGATCGTTGTCTACCACCGCATTTATGAGGATGTGTACGGCATAGATGAAGTGCAAACGCTGGATGGTCAAAACATCATTGATATGTTGCGTGACCGGGTAATTGAAACATTGGAAAAAATACTTGCAAAGGAATTGAAATGAAAAGTCTTTACGACCAATTTAAACAAGAGTTCATGGCATCAGACGTTGAGTACTGCTGCTACTGCATGGAACCCAAGGACGGCAAAGTTGGTTGCTGTCATGAGAACCACTTTATCAACTTTCGTGATTTTGATGAGTCTGACCAACAGCACATCATCAACTCAGAAATCGAAGCATCTTTTGGGGTAGATCAATGAACGTAGAGACACTGCTTAAAACGGACGTAAACGCCCATACAGAGAAGAAAGGACAGCTCACCTACCTCTCGTGGGCTTGGGCTTGGGCAGAGGCTTTAAAGGCCGATCCTGCCGCTACCTTTAACGTAGTCATGTTTGGCGACAAGTGCTACACAGACAGCAATGGCACAGCAATGGTCTGGGTGACAGTTACT